CGATTTGATGTGGGTGATGGATAGTATAAGCCAAGGTATGTATAAGCTTCCTGGCGTAGTAATGATAGATGGCGAAAAGTTAATAGCAGAGAAAGGGGTATTATCAGGTTGGAGGTGGACAGCTTTGATAGATACGATCTTTAATTTAGGAGAAATACACTGCGCAAGAGTATTAATAGGTAATGCAAATAATACCATACCATCGGGTGTCCTAGAATTAATAGGACAGGGAGATGACGATAAGGTGTTAGTTACTAGTGCGGGTTATGCAGCTGCGTTAACGATAGCGTATGACATTATGAACTTTGAAATTAATCCAGGTAAGTTTTTCGTTGATAATATAAGAGATGAATATCTACGACAAGTCTCAGAAGCTGGAGAAGTATCAGGATATTTGATACGAGGAGTGAATACAATATTATGGAGAAATCCAGGGAGTGTGGATCCCCCGGCGGGTCTTTTACGCGCGGGAGATCAACTCAAATCCTGGAACAAATTAGTCTCGAGAGGAGGCAATGAAGTAAGAATCGAGAAATTAATGATTCAAGATATATCGAAAGGAAACGGACTCAGTCAACTGGAGACTATCAAACTCTTGTCTACGCCGGTTACGGTGGGCGGGCTTGGATACCTTCTTGATGGTGCGACAGAAGAGTGGTTGAGTTTTAAACCTGGAGAGATAAAGTACTTAACAAAGATAAAGATGGCCGGAGTAAAAGGCCTTACATCAGAATTAAAAGTATGGCAGAAAGATTATGGCCGTATATTTACTAACGACGAGAAAAGTGAAGCATTGATAGACAGACTAGATGTATCGTCATTTGCAAAACGAGAAGTAGAAGCTGGTAAAGTGGAACCTGTAGCAGTACGTCGGGTCAGTAACATGACATGGGAACCGTACTATTTAACAGTCGATTTCAGAGGACCGCGCCTTTCAGCTAGAGCACGAGAGCACTACCCAGCCTTGATGGGAGATTGGGTAGTAAGGAAAGAATTGGAAGGTAAAGATAGTTTTGCATTTGTACAGAACAAATGGATAGACCAAAGTCTATTACAATTGAGTGAACGAATCTACAAGAGAGGAGGACGTAGAGTTTGGACATCATGGATCTTGGACAAATTACCATTTAAGACACCGGTGGTAAGAGGTTGGCGCGAAGAGGCAGTCAGTCTATGCTACAAACGTGTAGTTACAAGATTTTGGGATAGATTATTGCATAGGTCAAGGTTTAGCTGGGACGATGTAATATCAATAGCACTTTTAGCAGAGTATGTCATTATTGGCAACATGAGTACTCTTCCTGTCCGCTTAGGCGGATAGGATTCGGGACAGCCGTGAAGCACTAGGTAACTAGTGTGGAACGTTGGGGTAACCGTAGCAATTAAGCCCTAAACTAATTTATGTATGATCATTCCCTGGAGTGGCATATTCGC